ATAAGCCCTGAATGCCACCGCTAACAGCAGTCTGCGAAGCAAAACTTCTCTCCATATCTGCTATCTGATTTGTGTATAACTGCTGTGATACTGCGTTCTGTGCTCCGTTAATTGAAGCATTAACACCGGCAAACCCACCACATAATGCAGTCTGAATGTCACCAAATCCGCTTGTTACTGCATTACTTAAATCTCCAAGAGCTGACTGTGTAGCTGCCTGATTGAATCCTGCATTAGTATTAGCGTTGATTCCATTCTGTCCGTTAAGCAACCAAGGGAAATCATACCCAAGCATCATGTTCCCAAAGCCACCGCCGAAGCCATTGCCCCAGCCACCACCGGCGCATAAGAGGAGAAGTATAATCCAACCCCATGAATCTCCACCAAAGCCTCCAAAACCGCCATTGCCACCGTACATAGGTGCGACCGGCATTACCATGCCATTGCTTTCATCTGTTAAAGCCATAAATTTTCTCCTTTCTACCGCTAATTATTGCGGTCAGCGACCACACTCATTATTGTGTAGTCGGTATATATAAAAGTGTGCGCAACTTTTATTTCATAAGATTCTGTATTGCAGGATTATTCCTCATTCCCTGCAATGAATTAACCTGCTGTTGTGATACCTGTCCTGTATTCAACAGGTGTTGTAAAATAGCATTAGGATTAGATGTGTCTACCCCCTGTGGAATATTATACCTCTGCATTAGCATAGCCATAGGGTTACTCCGAAACTGCTGATACGCTTGTAATAGGTTCATCTCTCTCACTCTCCTTTTTTAGATTGTGTACATCGTTCTGCAATATGTCCACAAGCCTCTGTAATGCCTCAAAATCGGATTTTAATGCATATTGTGACACATTCTTCGTCTTATCCGTAAAAACGTCTGTATGAGCCTCTTGCACGTTCACAGATGGCATTTCTTCTTTGGTCAACTTATAGACATCAAAAACTGGCTCATCGAATTGATTGAATCCTTTGGTTTTTGTGTAGATATATGGCGCAGACTCATCCTTAAAGGTCACACTCATACCGGGCGCAACAGGGTAATTCATAGCCTCCTGTCTGCTTCTTACGGGAAGAAAACCGCCATTCTGTATCTGCATTTGTGGTTGTTGGTTAGGAAATTGTGATTGATATTGGTTAGAATATTGTGATTGATAGTTCGGATAATAATATCCCATGCTCATCGCTCCTTTTTCCAATAAAAGATTATAGGCTCATTTGCCGAGTTCCAAGTGTCGTAATGATTTCCGTCAATTACTGTGACAACATGAGTCCCTGTCGCAAGAATATAAGTACCTTGTGGATAGTCCTCGCAGAAGTCAGCCACAGTATAGCAATCAGGACAAGTATCGGGAATTGAGTACCGCCTATACCCTTTGTCCTTAAGGTATGCAGACCACACAAGGTTACTGCTTCCCCAGTCACCCATCTTGAATCCTTGCATAGACAATTCAAGATAAGTTTTCTCCCACGACTGACCCTGTGCAATTGCTAATGCTCTGATAACACAATCAGAAGTGTATAATCCAATTGGATTAGGGTTCGTTGGTACAAACATAAAAAATCCCTCCTATGCTTTAATTATAAACATAAAAGGGATTAAAGAGAATGAAATCAATATGAAATTTTATTGCAATTTATCGAATATTATTTTCTCATTTTTATATATAATATTACTTATCTGTCTTGGTGTTCTGTCATACTTACCTGCAAGCGCATCATAAGTCAACCCGTCTATATATCGGCTTTTGAGAATATCCCGATACAGGGCATTGTGAATATATTCATCAATTATTTGGGATATCTGCGAATTGGAGTATTCTTTCATTTTTTCTTTTTGATTCTCCCTGTCCCATGACACATATTACAGGATACATATCCAGAATTACCGCCTGTCTTTTTCCTGCGTGTCCTTGTTGTGGTTTTTACTGTTCTCTTTACTCTCGCCAATGTTCACATCTCCATTTATCATAGCGTCACCGCCACCACCTGTGTCAAGTTCCTGCGTAACTTCATTAGTCGCACTAACCTCTTCCATACTGTTCTCATAGCATAGCCATGCAATATTACTTCCCACTAATAGCACTATCAGGACCAGTACAATAATCCACAATCTCCTGCTGCTTCGCTCCATCCTTACCATATCGCCTTCGTGAACCATATAAGGTACATCCTTGTTATCCATTCTTATCATCCCCTTTTAGATAGTTGATAGTGCTAATCTTAAGCACCGCACCTAAAAATACATCTATTGCCGATATAGTTCCCACAATCTGTTCTGCATACGGAAGCCCCCATATACTAGCCAAGGTAAAGTATAGTGTGGCAAGTGCTGGAAGCCAAATCTGTGCTATTTCTTTAAGTAAATCGTAAACTGAATTTTTTAATACCATACTCTTTACCCCTCCTTACTCGTCAGATAGTCGAATAAATCTTTGCGAGCTTTTCTGATATTGTCCTGATCTTCATTGCCTATTGCGTGATCTAGCATCGCAAGCATAGCTTGTTGCATAACTTGATTTCCTTTATCAATGTTGGCAATGTGCGAATGCGTATCTTCCGTCTGTTCCTCTAACTTGTTAACTCTTACTTCAAGCGCAGCTATGCGCTCATCTTGTGTTTCTTGTGGTCTTTGAGTAAATTTGGTAAAAGCGTATAATAAAGTGCAGACAGTACCAAAAGATATTATTAATTGAAAAATTGTCAAGATTGCATTTAAAAAATCAGGCATATAATTATCCTCCTATTTAAGTCAAATTATATGCCTATACTTATAGTTTTGTCAATTATTTTTTTACTTTCTTTGCCCTTGCAAGTGACTTTTCACCGAATAAGCCATCAACAGTAAGTTTCTCTGACGTTTGGAAATTCTTTATAGCAGATTCTGTTTTTGCACCACAATCAGAATCAATCACTAATCCATACCCTCCGTACCAGTTAAGGAACAACTGTAAAAGTCTTACCTTTTCGCCCTTGTCACCTCTTCCGATACACTCACCTTTGGCTAGAGTAGGAAGTTTACCTTGGTACTTCTTTTTCTTTGGTTTCTTTACTTTTTCAGCTTTAATCAATTCCTCAAAAGGAAAGTTCTTTCCAGGGCAATCCGTAGCCATTAAGTCCTTATGCCTAACTATCCGTATATTTTGTCCGTATATATCTCTCAAATAAGCTATAAGCTCTCTACCTGTCTGTAACTGCTCATTTGTCATGGTTTCTCGGTCAAAATCACCTTCAAAGCAAATACCGATAGAATCGTTATTTTGACCGCTACAATGCGCACCTATTGTGTTGATTGGTCTGCCTGTCTCAACAATGCCACCTTCTTTTCGCACAAGAAAGTGATAACCCACACCACTCCACCCTCTTACTAAGTGCCATTGATGTACTAACTGTGCATTTGCTATCTTAGATGCGCTATGATGCACCACAATCTTATTAGTTGTCAGACGTTTCTGTGGTGTGTTCTTGAATTTTAAATTGGTTTCGACTATCTTCATTTTCATACACTTCCTTTCGTTTATATTCACGCTTGTAATTCATTTATCTTATCCCATAATGCCTGTATCTGATAATCATAGTAAGCATTTAATCCTTTTTCTATATCCCCCTTCAACTGTCCAAGCACGTTATCAGGGTAATACTTGATAGATAAATCTCCTGTATTACAACTTATATTATTTGTGCCTTTTAGCATACGGAGTTGTTGTGGTGTTAGTTGTATGGTGTATGGGGTGGCTAACTTATATACAACTTTAACACCGTCTAAAGCCGTTTTTAAAGTTGTAGTGTCTGAATATGACGAATCTTTAATGCGGACATCTCTGTTATTACTTACACCACTAATTGACTTGTCTGCCATATTTACAACACCAGAGGTATCAACAGGGTAATGCGAACAAATTAAATTATCTAATCCATAAGCTTTTCCTGCTACCGTTGCCGCAAAATATGTTATACCTGATGAATCGCCTTTTACCCAAGTTAGCGTTCCCAAATCAACTTCACCGTGCGTCACCCTCAACCCCCCTGTGATAACATCTAATTCACCGCCATAGATAGTATCGCCTAATTGTATGGTGTATGTTTTGCCTTTGTAGGGTTCAAAACTACTGTCTGCTTCGGATGCTAGGCGAATCATTGGTTTAAATACTAAATTATTTACAGTAACACCCCTATAAATTGCCATTCTAACATATGCATAACCAGTAAATGTTGCTGAATATTGTCTACCATTGCCGTGATCCATAACATTATCGCTTTTATTGTTTGTTGTGTATAATACATAAGTACTTCCCGAACCACCGCTAGGACAACCTGTTATTATATACAATTCTCCGTTAGTAACATATAAATTAGGAAGAGCAAACGCAGAAGCCCAAATGCTAGAACTTACAGTACCATTTGTAGAAATACCTGTCACATTTCCGTCATTATCTGTAATAATTGTATACGTCACACCATAATATGTATAAGAGTTACCACTCCATGAACCCTCAGTATTCAGAGCCTTAATCTCCTCTACTGTCATTGGCAGTAAATTCTTCCCCACATCCTCAATAACAACTTCTGTCTGTCCGATTATAGGTCTTATATTATCAGGCGATGGGTCTCCGCTACCTTCTTGTACTGCTTCTACCTCTGCGACACACTCTACTAAGTTTGATTCACTTGATTCTATTGTGAGAGGGTTACCTGTAGCGGTGAGAGAGGTATCTAAATTCGGCTTATTCTTTATATATCCATCATCTTCTGTATCATCTTCATTCCAATCTGATTGTACATTCGCTTGTGCATTAGATTCTATATTTGCTAACTTTTGCTTTTCCTCATTGGTATAGTCGTTTGTTGATAGTCCTTTACCCGTTACTTTGTCAACTTTAGTATCCAGTGCGCTCTGCTGTGCTGTGCTGACTGGCTTATCAGTATCCGAGGTATTATCAACATTCCCAAGTCCGATATTTGCAGGCGTAATATTTACATTTCCACCTCTGTATTCACTCTCTGCATCGCCTTTTACTCCTGATACTGTGGTTTCGGGGATTCGCTGATTCAAATCATTAATATTTGGGCTATACACATCCATATATTCATACGCAGTAATTGTAGTCTCAAAAGACGTTACTGTGACATCATATAATGGGATTCTAATGTCAGTAGTCCCCTCCCATGTATCACCGCCTGCATCAATATCAGGCTTAACAGGATTATTAACTGCTTCTTCCCCTTGTGCAATATCAATCTCAACAGATTCGGTGTCACTTTCCATATCTTTTGTATAATGTAAATATATGGTATCAATACGTGTATTACCAACAGATACAGGCTCCACAAGGATATCTTCGAACTCATCATGAGGGATGATAGCATAGATTCCCTGTACTACAATACATCCGTCGTAGATTCTGACAGTGTTCGCATCTCTCACTACTGCATCAAAATGCTGTCCTACATCTAATATCGCCAAGTCACCCAAAAGACTTCTATTAAATGCCTGTATTTGATTGCTTGTTACGTGTGATGTGCCTGTTCTTCCTGTTACGATTTTAAGCCCCATGTTTTCCCTCCTATTCTGTGTCGCCATCATAAATAAAACTATAATCTGCTCCTATTTTTCGATAACGAGTGCCGTTTATTTCAAGTAAAACCGGCGCGGAATTGTTCCAAAAATCAATATTCATGATGTTGAATACATCATCAATAATAAGCGCTAAAGTGTTGTTGTCCGTCATATCAGTTAAAGTAATGATCTTAGGCATCATTATAGCAGTTCTGTCTGCTGAATATGAAAGTGTACCTTTTTTGGACAAGTACACTCTTGTTGCGGTCGAATCGTCAGTGTAAGCATAACTTGAATTACCTATACTGCCAATCGGCGGTACAATCAAATACTTACCATCCGTTTGATTGACAAATATCGGAATAGGTCTATTCGATAGATCATCCCCACTAACGGGATCAATACACACACCAAGTAAATTATTATTTTGTGATATGAATTTCGCATTAAATCCATCGGAATTCCCATAAGTGGTATTTATGGGAAATATAATTAATGAATTACTAGAATCTGATTGAGAAGTTACATGAATATCACTTTGTTTTTTGTATGACACATACATATAATGATTGCCAGTTGAATTAGCCACTTCAACGCAAAAATATATGTTTTCGAAACCATTAATCAAATATATATAACGATATGCAGTACCGCTATAATTAAACCTTTCCATAAGCTTCACATTATTTAAGGTTATAAGATAATCGTTAAACTTCTCAATTGCAGTAAGTATTGACGCTTGCACAGTTTGACCGCCGTCGGCAATAAATACTTTTCTTATCATAAAATCACCTCTTCTGTAATTATGGCATACTCTACCAACTCATAATCATAATCTATCAATTCCCATGTAACACCACCGCCACTCGGTATGCGCCTAATATTATCTGCCATTGTAGCGAATGTATCCGTTGCAGATGTAATTACTCCCTTGTCAGTAATGGCATCTGCAATTAATCCCTTCCCATTACTGACAGACTGAAAAACCTCATTCAATGACGGATATTCCTTCGTCATCCTTTCATAAGGAGTAATCGTGATTCCATCCATTGTCACTAGCACGTCATACATCGGAATTTTTATATCAATATCATCTTCCCATCGGTCTGCATCGGGGAAAGTAGGTGGAACAGGATTTGACTGAACAGTTTGACCTTTTTCCACATCAATTGACACCGATTCTAATACTGTACTTGCATTTTTCGTATAATACAAGTAAATGGTATCAATACGTCTGTAGCCTACCTCTACATTTTCGATGGCAACATCTTCATAATTACCCTGCTCGATAATTGCATATATTCCCTGGAATACCACACAGCCATCTAGTATCCTTACAAGGTTATTATTAATCTTTTGTGCTTGCATTTTATTATTATTGCCAATCAGCGCAAAGTCTCCAATCACACCACGATTGAATGCTTGCATCTGGTATGACGTTACGTGTGGATACCCACGCTTGCCCGTTACTATCTGTATCATAGCCCCATGCCTCCTGTCTCATAGCTTATTGACGTTCTGTCTCTTGATATCTTAACAATCTTCTTCGTGATAGGCTTTACTACTGTTAAGCCAGTCACATCGTCTGTGGCACCGACTACATCGCCTATATCATATTGCTCAGACGGTCTCAATGATATATTAATTTTATCACAATTCAGATATTCTTTAAACCTTTTTATTGCTGATTCCACAAGATTTGCATAATGATCTTGATGGCGGATGTAGACAGCTCCTTGTCCGAATGCAGGAGCTACATAAGTTTCTCTTTTCTTATAATACATATTCAGTTCAAAAGTAGGTGCTTGCGTTACTGTGATTTTTTGATAGTAATAATTCTCTCTAAAAGGCGGAGCTACTGTCCGGGAATATGCTTTCCATAGGTCTCCTGTACTATAAGTGAATGCCGGTGCTACATTATACTCATATTTGTTATAATATTTCTCACGCTTCCAAGTCGGTGCAACAGTTACAGTCTTCTTTTTAACCTTTTTTGTTACACCTTCAACTTTCTTATACTGAGAAGTATTTCCTATTCTTACTACCTCATAGTAGTTTGCGTAATTCGTATCCCAATCTTGCGGCTTACTTGTCTGCTTCAAATATGTGCTTTTCCTTGCAGGTGCGACAGAAGTGTACACCCAATAAGTACCATTCCACGCTCTTGTATAATACTGTCCATAATTCGTACTCCACTCATTCCTAGCAACAGTAATATCAGCCTGTTCATACCCACTCTCTGATACACCTTGTACGGGTTTATAGACATCGCCTTCTTTATAATAATATAACATATATTGAGCATTCCAAGGAAGGTATGGACTAGATTCGACAACTCTATAATTATCAACATTGACCTGTTCAACAGGCTCGTAACTCATATGCCCGCCCATCTCAGGGATTCCGATAAAATATTTATCAACATTAGTAGTCCAATCAGATGGTTCTGATGTTAACTCTTCATACACCGCACTTTCGTCACCCTTAATGGCTTCATATCCGTCTTCGTTCTCAGTGTTGGATGGAGAATACTTATAATACTTTTCATTTTTATTCCAATCCATTGTCTGCCAATCGGAAGGCTCAGATTTGACTAATTCATAATTATTTACAGTCTCCGCATTCGGATAATCGAACACTATAGCGTTCTCATCAATTCCGATAAACTGTATTGTAGTTTTGTCAAGGATATAATCGTCATCTTTGATAGGCTTGTCAATAACCTCTAAAGACGGATTTGACAAGAAATGATTAATCACTTCATGCCATCCATTATCGTACCACTGATAGACTTCTCCCGATAATATTCCGGCATAGGTATTATCTGTTGATTCAGCAGGTAATTCACTTATAGAATTAACGACTTGAGAGACTTTTATATTTGTAGCAATATTCCTTCTGACATCAATATACATCACAAGATTATTTTTGATGTATGGCATAATATTTACGCCATCTGAAAAAAGATGGATAACGTGTCTATTCCTTAACTGACCGCTACCTAAGCACACCATATGATTAATTGGTCTGTTATTCTGTTCCGCAGTAAAGTCACGCTGACTGCTATTCCACGCTTCATCACTCGCATAGTCGATATTGCCTACTGCCGATAGCTTCACCCTCCACTCATAATAACTATACTGAGTACCTGGTTCGAATTCGATATAATCATGCTCTATTTTTAACTTGTATCCAAAAGAATACAACATCTCCACTAATACCGCATACAGATTGCCATATCTGATTTGATAATTATCAATTTCGTGAATGGTGGATTCAGGATCAACAATAAATATATCGCTTAACCCTGCTCTCTCAATTAACTGACCAATAATCTCATTAGCATCACCACTTACTAACAGATAGTCCGCTCCCGCATCAGGCTCAATAATCTTACTTGCAAGAATGCCATGCCAAGTTCTTCCCGAATAAACAATCTGCCTATTAGCAGTATCCACCTTCATCTTATCCACAATTCCACCATATTCTGTCCCTGTCTGATAGATATAACTGCCATACTTAATATCCCTACTCCTTAATGGCATAGTAAGAGAGAAAGAATTCTCATCTTGACCAAAAGCAAGGTCAAGACTATATTCCGTAAGGACACCTAATTCTTTCGCTATTCGCTCGCTGTCTGAATATACAATATCCACAGTATCACTCCTTCCACCACTCAGGCTCAGACCGATAATTGAACAATGTTATCGTCACCGGGAAATCATCATTAGTATTAATCTTATGTTTCCCGGATGGAATTTTTGCAAAAATGTCATGTTCTGGATTACGATGGTCAAAATAATTATACGTACCGCCTGTTGACGATATCCGTGAGACTGTCTTATCAATACTGTTAATAACAATGCGTTCTTGTCCACTAATAGCACCATTCATTGCGTACACATTGTCTCCAATAGTTACTTCCGGCTGTGACGCATCCCCATATATTGTCATCACGAAGTCTGCCTCTGCAACAGACTCGTTAATTACTGTGTCGACATCATCACTATACGCATAGTCATAAGAATAATCATACTCAAAATCTAAGCCAATATCAGAGCCAGTCAACCGCTTAATTGTGGAAAAATAAGTCTCTCTTATCCACTCGCCTTTTTCTGCCACTAACTTATATGGCTTAACGACTTTATTCACTCTTATATCGTAAGAAGATTGCTCACACGCTATGATATAGCAGTTAAGGTAGTCTTTTCCACAATATAATCTGCCTGGTACCATGTTCCTAATATCATAATCGAAAACATTATTGACGGTTCTTAGCGCATTATCATACTCCCTTGCGGTTTTGCCTATAACTCCAATGTCAAAACCTTTTTCTACAAAGCGCATATTGAATGCTTCAATTTTGTCAACATATTCTGAATTAATATAATCCCACCTGTGTGAAAACAAGTCTGTTTCTCGATTCAAATAGTATGGATGCGAATCGAAGTGTATCTCCTTACCCTCATTATTCCTGTAATATATATCAGCCATAGCGCACCGCCTCTCTTACGATTCTGCCGAAGTCTCTATTGTCAATCCTAATACCAAGATTAGAACGTGTCATTCCGTCAACTACCGCATTGGCAAGTTGAGTATAATCAATGTTAAGTTGCATTTGTGAATTAGGGTTAATATTGCTTGTCACTGCGAATCCTGTTGATATTCCTTCGATATCGTCATTGATCATATCAATAGGGTTATTCTTCTCCCATCCTTCATACAAGCCAAGAGCCAAATTCTTACCGATAACATCACGCATTACAGTAGATGGAGAATGAATGCCAAATAAGTTCTTGAGGAATGATACCACATCTCCTACCCAGCCAGTTATCTTGCTTTTTAGCCATGACGTTGCTGACGATATTCCCTCCCATATACCCTGCACTAAATGAACACCAATCTTAATTAATCCTGCAACTCCTGCGAGCAAAGCATTAAACAGAACATCTATAATCTTGGCTCCAGCTTTTGCGTATTCCGGAATTTTTGACACAAAATTTTTTATCATCATTCCTGCAATTTTGATCATTGCATCTGCCAATTTTACTGCTCCTGATAATAATGCTCTTGCCAGTTTTTCGAGCAATTCGGGCATCTTCTCAAGAAATTGTGGTTCAGCATTAATAAAGCCATCTATCAAAGCGATAAGTAATTCTATTCCTGCATCTATGAGTTTATCCGAATTGTCAAGAAGCACTTCGGCAATCTGCATTATACAATCCACAATCATAGGAATAGCCTGTGGAAGTCCTTCGGCAAGTCCGTCTATCAACTCAATTAACAGGTCTATTCCTGTTTGCAATATCATTGGCGCATTCTGGATAAAGCCTTGTGCCAAGGTCGTTACCACATTCGCTCCTGCTCTTAAGAGTTTCGGTGCGATATTCAAAAAGATAGTCGGTATCTTCTCTGCAATAGGCGGAAGAAGTTGCTCAATCGCTGTGGCAGCTCCGTTAAGTGCGGTTTCGATCACAGGGAGTAGATTAGTTCCCACAGTAGTTACCGAATCGACAAAATTATTAACAAGTCCGTCTAAGTCAGCATTGTTATCACTCATCCCTGTAACAAGATTTTTCCATGCTGCTTTCATCATCTCTATAGAGCCTGTGATAGTTTCTGCCGCTTCTCTTTGTGTAGTTCCGGTAATGCCCATCTCCTCTTGAACTACATGGATAGCCTGCACAATATCAGAATAACTTGATATATCATACTTTATACCTGAGAACTCTTCTGCCTTATCAAGTAACTCTTGCATACCTTGTTTACTTCCTGCGAATCCGAGCGCAAGGTTATCGAGCATAGTAAAATTACTTCGGCTGAATCCCGCATAAGCATTCTGTACCATCTCCATACTTGTTCCCATCTTATTAACATTATCAGCCATATCAGTGATTGCCATATCAGTCAATTCTGCTGCTTTTGCCTGATCTCCACCAAGAGAATTAATCATAGCAGCAGATGCGGTGATGGCTGTTTCCATGTAATCATTTGCTGATTTCCCGGCAGTCACGAATGCTTTGTTTGCATTCTCAATGACCTTATCAGCAAAATCACCATACAAAGTCTCGATACCACCCACAAGCTGTTGTTGTTCGGCATAACCTTCTACAGATTTTTTTGTCAACAATCCAATACCTGTTGCAGCAGCACTAAAAGCAGCCACGCTTACTTTTGCAACAGTACCAAAAACCTTGCCAACTTTACTTCCAAACCCACTAGCCTTACTTTCGGCATTGTCAAGTCCCTTATCGTACTCGCTTGAATCTATACCTAACTTAGCATAAAGGTCGAATACATTCATCTTATCAACCTCCTTTCATTTTTCTCTTAATATCTTCTATAATCTGTTTTCCACTTCGTGTTTCCTTTATCTCTTTCGGCTCCACAATCTCAATCCATCTCTTAGGGATGGTCATTCGCTTGTCACCACCCGCTGAGTTGTTAGCAATCGCTTGTAAGGTGTCTGTAATATAGATGCGATAGGACTTTTCTTTCTGCTCTTTCTTAAAAAGGGATATGCAATGCTCTATCACATATCCCTTCCCATATAACTCATATAAGTCTAAATTTATTTGCTGACAGTACTCAAAATACCTGTCTGCTCCAATCGCATCAACGATGTAAAAAAATCGAGTACATCCTCATCACTTATCATCTCACCGAATGCCTTAAGATATTCAGCAGTCTTGTGCTTGTTCAAATTCTTGGGTTCCACAAAGCACATAAGTCCTAAGAGTTCAGCAGTCTCTTGTGGATAAGTGTCAAGGGCATTGTCAAGAATGTCAGACAAGTTCTTTTTACCCTGTTCCCTTAATTTTGCCTTCTTCTCTTCTTCAGTTAAACCCGTCAAGTCAGGCACACGCTTCCTGATTCCCATGATCTTCGTGTCAATAATCCATTTTGACGCTTGCTTACGGATTTTGTTCGTCTGCTTTAGAAATTCTGCTAACTCACAGTTTGATAAGTTCTTCATTTTGCGTACCTCCCATTAATTACTTAGTTGCTGTTGCAATGATTTGAACGTCACCTGCCACAGATGCAATGGTTACTTTATTTGTTGAGCTTGAATAAGCAGTATCGGTTACATCATCTCCGCCCATCAACACTACAACATTACTGATTGTGTATCCGGTTTCTGCGGTAAGAGTAACTTCAAGTTCACCTTCTGCTTCAACTGAGTTGCCAGTAAAGTCTGACGTAACGTGTAAAAGAGTCTGCTTAACCGAGAAAGTATTAACATCTTCGGGATCAACTGAATAAATCTCGATAGGTACCACATCCTGCGCATTAATCGACACGTGTCCGTTAAAGGTTAACGGGAATGTAGTCTTACCATTTTTGGTTGACTGCAAAGAGAATCCCTCAACTGACAATGCATTCAGAATATGTACCGCAATAAATCCGCCATTAGCCTTATCTCCTACCCACCAGATATCCCCAAAGTCACTCTGATTAAGTGAAGCTCTTGGTGTAATCTTATTTCCTTCGATATCAGCGCACCCAAGTGCTAACTTAACTGTCTCAGGTGACGTATCATAAGCAGTAGTTGATAATGATACTGCCCAAGAGTCGAGATGCATTAATTCTTTCATGTTAGGCGGAACATTATCCACGTCTTCCCCCTGATCAGAAAATGTAGGCTGTGCAACCGGATTAACACCGCCTGTTGTCGCAGTGATTATATCTGCATCAGTGAATCCATCTTCACCATTGATAGCTGCTTCTATATTAAAATTCTTAAGAAGTACTCCGGCATCCAAGCCAAGACCATCAAAGGTATCTATAGGAATCTTTGTATATCTTCCTGCCATTATTCTATCTCCTTTCCTAATATGCGGTAAAGTATTCAACCACAAGATTCAAATATATTCTACGGATATCAGGATTTTCATCCGACATCCGCTGTGCAAAAGGAGTACCTTGTGTGATATACAAGTACCCCTCATCTAGTTTTATTATATGAGATTGCCCGATGTATTCAGCAATCTCGTCTGCTTTCTTCTGAATATTTTTCCACGAAGTCTCGTGATACCACAATGATGCTGACAGAAGAATAATGTCTTCCATCTTACCTGTGCTTACATTGTAGGTGATGTATGGCATTTCAGCATTTTTCGGAACAGTGTTCTCATCATATGCAAAAATCCCAAAACTGTTCCAAAATGAGTTAAGTGCTTGTGCTTTATCCATCAACCACACCTCCTGTGGGAATGATATACTCTTCTGCCGATACCTGTCGCATATCGAGTGTAGCACTTGTAGGAGTTTTTCTGTCATCGCTATTTGTAGTGACCTTGAATGTCTTATTATCAGACAATCGCTTGAAAACATCACCAAAACTCAGCTTAAGTACCTTCGGAGTAGTAATGGTATACACGTCTTTTACTCCCTGTTTCTCAGCAACCTTTGCATTAATCGAAGTATCACGCACGATAGCGCACTGAAATTCTGCTCCGGGAACATACTCGGTAACAAATCCGCCATACTCATCAAGGGAAGTCCGCTTATCCATCATTATGCAGTTTTCCATCGATTCCGACAATAAACTCATATCCCCTTAATCCTCCTGTATGCGTTAAGCCTTGCCTTAAATGCTCCCTGCCATGTATTAGCACCTTTGCCTGTATCGTTAGAACCCTTTGAGTATGAATAACCTCCGAAACTCTCAGAAGTAAAAGGACTCATGGCAGCAGAATCTACACCGCCATTCTTCTTTTGCCATTCTTCGATATCAGAGACCAAAGCCACAAAGTCAATCGGAAATGCTAATAGCCACAATGCCCCATCAAAGGTCTCATCATGCAAGCCAGTAGCAGGGAACTGATATACACCATCATTAAATACGGACCCGGCAATTCGGAAGTATTGGTCATCTTGTATACGGAGGATTTCTCCTTTCTGCGTATTAAGATGTTGTGGCAGAATAAGGGAACCGTTAATGATCTCAAATCTTCCGAAAACCTTATCGTATTCAAAATAGTTGTTCAATTCCCTGCATACTTGACTGTACATATCATTTCTCCTTTTGAGACGCCTTGCGTTTTGGCTCTTTTTGGGGAGCAGGCTTCTCCTTCATAACTTTCGGCTTTACTTCTTCAATAAGAGGCATGCCCCTCTTGTTACCTGTACTCGCAAGCTCCATTATTCTTTGGGGAGTAACAGTCTTGCCTTCACGTGGGAATGTATCTCCCACGTTATAGGCATATCCTCTGTCCTGCAAGTCAGTAAAAAAGGCAATCACCTTATATTCAGCCATACAATCACGCTCCTGTATGTGTTACTGATCTTGTGTAATAAGTCTTTCCGCTGACAGGTGTAGTATCTGTGGTACGGAAGTAAGAATTGTCTTCAGCCTTCTCAAACCAACCCTCTTCTGCCGGATTCTTTCCTGTAGTAGTCTCAACTGCGGTATATGTTTCTGTCCCGATATCAATAATCGAAACAGCGTCAGCAAACTCAAACCAAAGAACCATACCCATAAGAGCAAAATTCTCGCCAACAGCAGTTCCATAGTTGCCCTGTGCATGGAAGCCAAGTAAAGGTGTCTCTCCGTCTACGGTATACACAAGACCTGCTCTTGCGAATTCTGTTGAAGGATCTGCATAATAATTTACTAAGTTGTCGGAAGGTACTGCGATAACCTTGCCCAGTTCAATCTCGGAGCTTATGATCATTGTCTGTGCGCCAAGGAAGTCCTTTACGTACTCAATCCCGAAAAGGTTCTGAATTGAGATACTAGCGTTGCCGAGATACTCATATGCATCAAGCGTATTCACGAATACCACAATACTTGAAATGTTCTTGTGCATCTTCTTAAACTTATCTCTTACTTTGCCGATAGCCATTGAAACAGCCATTTGAAAAGTGCTGTAAGCTCCTACCATAGCACTTGCATCACCAGTAAGCGTTGAATAAAAATTATCCATAACTACTGTCTGAAGCTCGTTAAGGAATGCCTCGTCTGTCTTGTCGATAGCCACATCAGCTCCGTACTGATCGATATCCTCAACAGATACTGCTTTCGCATATTTCTTAATTTTTAAATCAGCATATCCTACCTCTTCGACTGTTGCCTTTGAGTAAGGGATAACATTACCGGGATTAACATTACCATCTGTAAGTGCTACGGAAGCCTTGTAAGACTTCAATACTGTTCCTGCCTGCTTCTTAATCGGTCTTGCGATACCAAGAACCTCTCTGAGTGCTTCCCAGTTCTGACCGAATCGTGTTACAAAATCAACTTCTCTTGCTGTAATGTTAGTATAAACATTAGGCAAGTTTTCCCTTGCATTTGTTAAGCTTTCTACTGCCATTCTAATTCTCCTTTCTAAAATCCGAATAATTCGTGATTCTCTGCGATAGCCTTCTGTCTTTCGGAGCTATCTTTAATCTTCATAATTTCCTCTTTAGTCTTCTTACTCTTCCCACCATTAGCAGGAGGATTCTGAACACCAGCACCCTGAGTACCTGTCTGTTCGATATGATCTCCCCACTCTTCCTTGATGGATTTGAGTAATTCCGACTTGTTAGTAATCTCGCCCTTATCGTCTAATTCTAATCCGTCAATGTCGGAATACTTAAGAATTTTAGCAAAATGCTTCTCCGGGATGTTCGCATCTTTAAGGATTGCCTTGTAAGCATCTTCCTTTTTAGCTCTGCTTTCCTTAGCCTCCGTGTCAGCTTTAAACTTGTCAAATTCAGCCTTAACTTTCTCATACTTTCCTTTGTATTCGTCAGTACCAGCATTCTTTAACTGCTCCTTTGCCTCTTCTAACTCCTTTTCCACAGATTTTAGTTTATCGGCATCAGCCTTAAAACCATCTCTCGCTTCCTTGAGAGCATTAACTGTATCTGTGTGCGCATCAATAATCTGCTCAATCTTGTCTTCTTCGATTCCCATTGCGGATAAAAACTTACGTGTAAGTGCCATCTTCTATCTCTCCTTTTCTTAAAAACGATTCTTTGTTTCCAGAGCTTGTGGGATTTCCCACATTTATGCCATCACTATAACGCAAAAGTCACATTTTTGCAAGCAATTTTTAATTCTGTGTACATTATTTTTGACTTGTGTACAAAAAACGTACAATTCCGAAAAGTATTCTTTTTTATAATATTTATTCTCTATAGTACTTTTCTGTATTTTTATTACATTTGTACATTTTATACATAGAAATTATAAATATAAATAAATATAATATATAATAAATA